CCAGCAGGTACAGAAATGGAGGAAAAATGAGTCTAGCAATAAGTGAAGATGTTAAATTTGATTGTAGTAAAATACAATTAAAATATAATACGATTAATGAAATAAATGAAGAACAAGATGAATACGTAAATAGATATGCTATTACAAGAAAAGATAATGGTAAGCTATTAGGTATACATAGTGGTGAGTATATAGTCAGACCATACTATGAATTAGCTGAAAAAGTTAATAAAGTAGTAGAAGAATGTGTTGATATAGATAAATATAAAATTACCACAAAGGATCAAGTTCTTGATGGTGGTAAGAAATATAGACGTGATATAAACTTCTGGGATGATTCAATAAATATGAATAATTTCAAATCTAATGGAATGCACATAGAAGATACAGAAGAAATAATAATTCCACAGTTGAGAATTTATTCATCTTTAGATGGTAAATGGGGACAACAAATTATGTGGAGTTCAGTCTATGTATTATGTTTAAATGGTATGGTAAGACCTGATTGGACATTTGTAGTATATAATAAACATAACAAAAGAGAAGATATTACATTTGCAATAAGTGATTTTAAATCAGGTGTTCAAGCACATCAAGAATTAGGTGAAGAACTATTCAAATATATGCAAAAATCAGTAAAATTAAATGATGTAACACATTTATTTAAGAAAACATTAGCAAAAAGAGATACAAAACTTGATGATGATGATACAAGTGAAAATGTTATGCACGATCTAAATAAAGAATATACTAAGTATGATGCAAGATATGGTAATACTTTATTTGCAGTTTACCAAGCAGTAACTCATTGGTCTAGTCATCCAGTTACACGTGGTGCAAAACATAATGTATCTAGAAAACGAGAAAAACAAGTAGCTAAGATGATGAACTCACCAGAATGGTTAAGTTTAGCAGCATGAATACATTGACTAATAAGGAAATAAAAAAACTTGTTAAATTAGGTGATAGTATTCAGACCAGTTTAAGTTGTGATATTAATGGTACTGGTTTACCTTGTAAAACAGATAGATTTCATGCTGTTAAATTAATGATGAAATATTTAAAAATTCATTATAATATAAGGAATAAATAATCATGAATAAGGGGGAAAAAATATGGATACCAAAGATGATTGAATCTTTAGAGAAAGAAATTTTGAATCTTAAAAAAGAGATAGATCGTCTTAATGAATATATTCAAAATCTTGAGATGATTGATAAAGAACATCAAGATATGAATGGTAAATTACGATTAGAAATAAATAGATTAAAAGGAGGAATGTGATATTTAAACCTAGTATTAAAACCGAAAGAGAAAGAGCACAAATGGAATTAGATGATGCTATTGAAGCTATATCAGTATTAGATAATGCTATTTCATGTACTTTCTTAAAAGACAAACATTCTTTAATTGCACAAGAATGGATTAAAGAATATAAAACTGATATTGAAAGATGTAAAATGTTTTTAGATAACTCGAAAGGAAAACAATGAGTAATGATGGACAATGGAAAGCAATAGTTGCTAGTAAGCAATTAGAAATAGATAAATTAAAACATAGAATAAAGGAGATGGAAAATGATAACACCAGACTCAGAGCTGACAAGACTAGAAAAAAGACAGTCAGGGTTACAGAGAGTAGCGACAGCGATAAATGATTTAACTATTTATGGAATATATCCTACAAATTTTCCAAAATTAGTTAGTGCTTTAGAGCATAGTAAAGATCATCTTAAAGCTGAAATACAATCTACTAAAAAACGTATTATTGAATTAGGTGGAGAGACTGTTGAAGAAACTTGGACAGATCCTCTAGTTAATGAATTCAAAGATAAAATCATTGATAGTTATACAAAAAAAAATATTTAAGAATTCTATTTTGATCATCGATAAAGGAATCAAGGTATAAGAAGCGATGAGTAGAGAAATACTAGTTATTAATTTGCTCTATCTAGAACCGAGACCTTGGATCTAAAATAGATAGAGCCTGCTGGGAGACTAGCAGGTTCGTTAAGATGGTTTAATCTTGAGAAAGTTAATTAAATTCTATCTAGGGATTTATCCTTAAAAAGAAGCCATACAAGAATTCCATTCGCAAAAACATATGTTGTGGGATATAGGGAGGGAGTTAGTAACTGGAAGTTTAAAGACTTGAGCACTAATTCCCTTGCCTTAAATTTCTGTAATTTTAATTACCCAAGATTTAGGAATCATAGTACGATCTCCAAAGGTGATAGTACCATCATCTTCTTTATCATAACTTGCAAACAATTTAATTGCTTTGCGATCTTTATGAAAAATCCATCCTTCATTAACAGGAGTGGCAAGTTTCATATTTTTAAATTCTTTTTCAGATGCCCAAGCTGAATCACTTAACGCATCAAACCAATCAACACGTACCTTAGTATAAGGTATGTCGTTAGTGTCAGAGTCTTTAATTGATTTCTTCTTTTTAGTGTAACGTTTTTTTGTCATGAGCTGCCCATATGTATTGATCAAAATCTTCGAATGGAGGTAACGTTGGTTTACCTTCTTCTTCAAAAACTAATTGTAGATAAGTGCTATAGATTATAGCTAAAGCCATAGCATCTGCAGCTTTTAATGATAAATGTGGATTTTGTTGTTTAATAAAATCTCCAATAAGATTAGGTTTCACACCTGACAAAAATGTATCAGAATATGATTTTTTTCTCTTTGGAAATTTTAATACTTTGCTCATAATTTACGTACCTCTGGTGAGGATATATATATTTATTATTTGGGTTGCAGTAGAAAATCAACGCTATTTAGTATCTTAGGTACAAGTTTGTTATAAACTTTTATCCATAATTGGCTATCATCATAGAAAAAGTTCTTATTTTTCCACATATTGTAGTAGTGATCATAGAAAATACTACATATATCTATAGGTTCTATATCAATCTTGGACCAAAAATTACGTTCAGACATACCACAGTTATGCAATAAAGCATGATGTTTGATACATAATGGAATTGTATATTGATCACCAGTTTTTAAACCAAACCCTTTAGGGATGGCATAAGTTATATGATGAGCATTACATTCAGTATGTTGACAGATAATACAAGGATTAGAAGCTACCCATTTTAGGTACTTTTTGTCTTTGATTCTTAGTTCCTTGACCTCTGATAGTGTTGTGCACTTTCGTGTACCCATAATATATTGCAAGACTAGCAAGACCATCATGAACTTTATTAGATGCTCTGCGTTCTGAAATTTCAAACAAATATGCTATCTCAATAATACCATAGTTAAACCAACAAAATAACTTCATTATTTTTGCTGAACGTTTACCTATTTCATCATCACAATCTTTGACTGCAAGTGCAGCACCAAGAGATGATGCTATAAAATCTGTATTGGAACCATCAATTCGTTCTTTAAGAACATTGCCAGTTCCTCCACCCATAAGTTCACACATTAATCTATAACGTGAACCAGCTTCATACTGTTCTATAGATATGAGCTTTCGGTGGAACATATACATTAGTCTAGATTCTCTAATGTTTAACCATATCTTTTTCTTATCTCGTATGGTTGAGATTAATTCAGGTTTTTCAATCTGACGCATTCTGTACTTTATAAGAATTTAATGCTTTATCAACAAAAGATTTAAAAACAAAGTTCTTATTATATAAATTAAAAAGACGATAAACTCTATTCTTTTTACAAGAATGAAGACGAGCGATAAGGCTCTTGCTCCCATACACTTGTGTAGGGTGCAATAGCCAGGATAATAAAATAGATAAATTATATATCTTATATTGTTCGCTACTTTTTATATTAATTTTACCTTTTAACATATTAATAGGTATGTTATAGGTATTACTTAAATACTTTTGAACATTAATAACCATAAGGAGATAATTATGAAAGTTGAATATAGACACTCTGCCTCCAAGACTAATACGTTTATTGATTCCCCACCATTTTGGATAATCAATGAATTATTTGGATTTGAGTCAGAACCTAATGCAAGAATGGTGATGGGATTAGCAGCTGAGGATGCTGCACATCATGCATTATCAAACCAAATCACTGATCAAGATAGTATCACAGATTACTCAGTAAGAAAATACATAGAACATAAAGGAATTACAGGCGATGAAAATGAATGTGATTGGTCTGGAATAATAGCTAATAAATTTGTAGAAAATTTAGCTGAGTTTGGTGAGATAGTCTCGTTTCAGAATGAGAAACAGATTAGTGGTGAAAAATATGGTCTAAAATATGATGTAGTCGGAAAGACTGACTTTGAGTTTAAAGATGTCATAGTTGATACTAAAGCAACAGCATATATTAAACGATTAAAAGCAGGTCATGTGGATCCTAAGTGGTATCCAAAACCTGCAGATATTAGACAACAATGCTTATATAGAGATCTATTTGGTAAAGAAACAATGTTATTATATTGTTCTCCAAAAGATGTATATTGTGTAGATATGGTAGAAAGAGATGAGTTAAGTGTACTCATAAATGCCATGAAACACATAGAACATATACTAGAGATATGCAAAACTAAAGATGATGTTGTACGCATATTTCCTTTGATATGCGACAACTTTAGATGGAAGGGAACACCTACAGCTAAAGTCTTTGCGAAAGAAATTTGGACAAAAGTAATGAAATAACTTATAAATAGTTATGCAACGATTTGGACAAATAATAAAACAAATAAATAAGAGGAACAAAATGGAAACACAAACATTTGAATGTAAATTTAAACGTGCATTTGAAAAAGACAATGGTGGTGTAACTTTATACATTACTAAAGACGATGGTACAGATATGACTGTATATGGTGAGGCTCTAGGTACTTCAAGATGGCAACAAGGTGCCAGATTAAAGATAGCAGCTCAACCAGTAAGAACAAGTAAAAATGGTAAGCAATATCAAACTGCAACTTCAATTGAATTACTTGATGGTGAAGTAGCTGTACCTAATAATAATATGGTAAGTGCAAAAGGAGTTCAAGCAGTTAGAGATGTAAGCGGTCAATGGAAAGAAAAATACAGATTAACTATGAGTAACTTATTATCTGCATCATTACAATCTGGCAAAGATGTAAACTTTGAACAGATTGATGGTTATGTACGTAAAATTCTACAAGCTAAAATGGATAGTGTAGAAGATTTACCTGAAGATGCTCCATGGTAAAATTTACCCTCCCTACATTTTAGTCATGGGTAGATCGTGGGTTACTTATATTATTTTCAATTAAGAAAGGATAAAAAGGTAGCCCACGTAAAATGAAAGTTATAATATTTTTAATAATGACAACAGGAAATGTAGAAACAATTCCAGCTACCCTAAAAGAGTATGAATTTTGTAGTGATAAAATAATGGAACTTGTTACTCAAAGTATTGAACCTTTAGGAATTTTTTATAAAGAACAACAAATACAAATGCATTGGTGTCAAACACCTGATGCAGAGTATTATGTTAGTTATTATGATCCTGAATGGGAGAAAAATAAATGAAATGGATTATTATCAATTTAAGTTGGATTTAGAACTAATGGGTATTAATACATATGAAAATGATAATTTAGTTTTAAAATTATATAAACTATATTTAAAGGAGGATAAAAATGATTACAGAAAAGCGATTGGAAGATTCCTTAAGGTTCCTATCGGAGACAGACGAGAGTAGTGCTGAAGCATCTGCAAACGTCAAGTATCTGGACAGATTACTTAAGAGAAAGAAAGCATTATTTATTACTGGCGAAGCTAGTCTTAAAAGCATATCTGCCAAAGAACAAGCATTCTATGCAAGCGATACTTATCAGAAAGCTGTTGATGAATTATTTCAAACAGAAGTTAAAGCTAGTACGATTGAGAATAAGAGAGATAAAGAAATTCTTGTTATAGATTTATTTAGAACTCTTGAAGCAAGTAGAAGAAAAGGCAATATATAAAAAATGATTTATAGGTTTAAAATTTGGGTATATCAACCTTATTTAACAGAAATCTTTATTAACGCTAATTCAGATACTGAGGCAGGAGAAACTTTAAATAGTATTAAACCTAGCTCATTATCTTGGCAAGAGTGTCCAATGTCAGCTTTAAGAAAAACTTACGAAGTTATTAAATCTGATGACAAAAAGTCCTGAACTTAGATTGTTCAGGGCTATTATAACTCAAGCAATTGAAGATGCCATGTATAATGGCTTATATAAATATAAAATCATTGATAAAAGAGAAGCTATTGCTTGGCTTACAGGCAATTCAAATGACTTTAGAATGATATGTCATTTTGCTGATATAAATCATGAGTATGCGTCTCTTAAATTTACAAAAGCTATGAAACTTGATATATATACTTTAACAGATATGCAAAATAAAGTTATGCAAAATCGACCTCAAAGACCACATAAAGAGAAAAACTATAGGCTTACCTTTAATGACTAATAAAGATATATTTAAAGGTGTTACTTATAATTCATTAGATAAACAAGTAGATGGAGATCATTATAAAAATATGAAGATTCAACCTGCTGAATTTATAAATGAAAATAAGTTATTATTTGCAGAGGGCAATGCAATAAAATATATATGTAGACACAAACAAAAAGGTAAGCGTAAGGATATAGAGAAAGCTATTCATTATCTCGAGATGATTCTTGAACGTGATTACGATTAGATTTTTTATTATAAAGTTTTTTGTTTTTAATTATACGTTGATGAAAATACCTTAGCTGTCTGGCAATAGGATTACGTTTCTTGTTAGCCTTCTTCACTATTCCAATTTAGCGTCTATTCTTTTTTTAAGTTCAGCTCTTTCCTTTTCAACTTCTCTTAGTTGATCTTTTAATTCTTGACTATCAGGATTTTCTCTTACAAGTTTTTTAAGTTCGTAATATTGTTTAGTTAATTCTCTGTATTCGTATGTATCTATTCTAAGATTAATTTGCTCTTTTATATCTTTTATTTCTTTAGCATCTACATATCTGTCATCAATAAACCAGATACCGGTAATAAAAGTAATGATGAGAGCAGCACTTCCTAGTGTTCTTAATAGTCTCATTTAATGTCTCTTTTTATATCCATACCCTGTATCGGTATCACCCCATAGCATTTGCCATGACCATACATTAAGTTTACTGGAGTAATGACTAATAAATAGTAATATATGTCTTATTATATTTTTCATTATTTTTTCCAAATATCATTCCAAAAATCTTGCCAGAACTTCTGAACTTGCTCTTGATATTTCTTTGCTTGCTCTGGTTGATTTTTTAAGAACTTTTCAATTTGAACTTTCCATTCTGCGTAAGTTGGAATATCTAATTCTAATTTAAACATATTTTCTCCTTCCTTTTATTAAGAGGTTTAACCATGAACCTCATGTGCATATTAAGTTGCAACCCTATTTGTTATTTACATATCCATAAATTCTATTAATATTTTTTTCTACTCCTCTTATTTCACCTTTCATTGTATCAACATTACCTTTGACATTTATTAAAGTAATAAGCGACCAAGTTAAAATAGCAAACAAGG